AATGTATTGAGGGCGGAACAATTGCCGACGTCATTTTGGTAACAAAAGAGGTTGAAAAGAAAATCAGCCATGCACGTGTTGTTAGTTGGTTGGTTGATACAACCGGGGATTCGCCAAAATACACAATTGGTATTATTAACGCAAACAGCGGAACAGTAGTAGCAATCGCACTTAATTAATTCAAAGGGAAAGAATTATGTTAACGAGAGAAATTTTAATTGCAAATGCGGCTTTGTCCGGTTTGACGGACGAACAAATTGCGGCAATTACAACATTGTCCGCCAACGACGAAAATAGCGTTATCGCCAAAAAGACGGGCGAAATTTACGGCGGATTGGATGCCGATATTTTGGCGGCGTCCGGTATTGCAAAGAACGGAACCGAAAAGACGTTTGATTACGCAAAACGTGTGGTCGCCGAGTTCAAAACCAAAGCGGAAAGCGCAAGCGCATTGCAAACCCAAATCGACAGTCTGACGAAAGAAAAGGCACGTTTGGAAAAGGCAATTGCCGACGGTGCGACCGATGCGGAAACGGCAAAGGCGTTGAAACAGGCGAAAGCCGATTTAACGGCGGTAACAACGCAGTTTAACGACCTCAAAAGCAAGTACGATGAAGCCGAAAAGAAATTCCAAACGGAGTTGTTCGGCGTTCGTATCGAGGGCGCATTACAGACCGCAACCGCCGGGTTGAAATTCAAACCGGGATTGCCCGAAAGCGCAACAAAGGTTTTGTTAGCGCAAGCAATCGACAAAATTAAGGGTATGAACCCCGAATATATCGACGATGGCAAAGGCGGCAAAATCCTTGCTTTTAAGGACGAAAGCGGCGCAATTATGCGTAACCCGAACAATCAGTTGAACCCGTACACCCCCGGCGACCTGTTGGCAAAGGAATTGGAAACAATGGGTATTTTGGATAAGGGACGCCAAGCCGGAGGCGGCGGAACGGTTCCCGCGGTGGTGGCGGAACAACCATTGACGTAACGGGCGCAAAAACCCGTGTCGAGGCTTACGAAGCAATCGCCGCAAACCTTATGGCGCAGGGCTTAACGGCGGGTTCCGAAAAGTTCGACGCCGCAATGAAACAGGCATGGCAGGACAACAATATTGCCGCATTGCCGGAAAAGTAAACAATCACGGGTAAAGGGTAAACCCGCATTTAATAACAATTAAATTTTTAACATTATGTCATTAGTAGCAACAAGATTGCAAAATTGGCGGGTTGAAAACCCGGAATTAGACCGTAATATGACCCGCCCGTGTGAGTATGGCGCATTGGATTTTTTCATTGAGCAAACCAACGCCCCGTCCTCAATCATTAACCCCAAATTGCGTGACCGTGCGTTTGCGTCCATTGGTAACACGGTACAAGTACCCGTTATCAATTACGACGGCGATGTACAGGTTAGCAATGTCCGTTCGTGCGTTATCGCTGACGATGAAAATACGTCCGCATTGGTAACGGTTGTTTGGGCGACTTATGCCATTGGCTTTACAATGGTTCCCGCCGCCTACATGAACAACGAAATTTCCTACGAACACGACTTTTTGCGCAAAATGGAAAAGACGTGCCGGGCTTTGGCGGACAAATTGGACGTCGGAGCCGTTGCCGCATTGGAGGCAAACAAAACACAGGTGTTCAAAACGTTGCTTAACTACACGCAGGCGGGCAACGTGGTACAGGTTCCAACCCAAATGGCGACCGAGATTTTGGGCGATATTAACCCGATTATGCGGGCTAACTGTTACCCGGAATATATCCACATTATCGCCAACGCTGGGGTTGATAGCCTTATCCGTAAACTTGCGCAACATGGCGTTTACAACGACGTAAACAAGCGCATGGAGTACGACAACAAGGTTTTACACTACACGAACAACGTAATCGACGAAGCGGGCAAAATGGGAACCATGTTTGCCGTTGCTGACGGTAATGTTGGTATCCTTACCCGTGTTGACCGTGAGGCATTGCGCCGCACCCGTGCGAATTTCCACGAATGGGAAGTTGTACGTTTGCCGTACATTGATTTGCCCGTTGGTTCGCACTATTACACCGCCGTTGGCGACCAGTCCGCAATCATGGGCGACGCAACCGCCGATTTGACGTGTGCGGTTAAGGAGTATTTCGGATTTAGCGTTGATGTTGCCTACATGGTAGCATATAACAGCAAATCGGACACCGTGGCAAATCCGATTATCAAAGCCGAGATTGCAGCACGCAACCCGAACGAACCGTTAGGAATGCCCGTGTATGTAACCAACGCCGCACAATTCCCCGCCGGGGGTGCAGGCGCATAAGCCGGAAAACGGAACAATTATTTAACCGAGGGGATGGGGTGGTTATCCCCACCCCCTTTTTAATTCGTTGATATGGAGACTTGGAAAGTAATAAACGATTTCCCTAATTACGAAATAAGTAATTTCGGAAATATACGCAATAAAACAAAATTGCTTAAAATAGTTCCAAATAAACAGGGCTATAACATTGTAGTGTTATGTAATGGTATTCGTAAAACAATAAACGTTCATCGTTTAGTTGCGGCGGCTTTTGTCCCCAATCCCGAAAACAAACCATGTGTTGACCATATCGACGGCGACCGAGCCAATAACCATGCGGACAACTTGCGTTGGGTGACAGCAAAAGAAAATTGTAATAATCCCATAACAAAATCCCGCTTACATAAAAAGATTGGCGTATATATGACGGGGCGATTAGGCGGATTGCACCAACGAGCGAAAGAAATTGCGATGTATTCCGCTTGTGGCGATTTAATAAAAACCTTTTTATCCGTAAAAGATGCACAACGGGAAACGGGTTTGAATGATAGTAATATTATTAAATGTTGCAAGGGAATAAAAAAGACTTGCGGCGGTTATATTTGGGCTTATGTATAGACTTAAAGAAATACAGGACGCATTATTGCACGTCGTCGGGTGGGAACAATCATACGACCCGGCAAAGGCGATAGACGACAATTTAACGCAGACGGAAAGCGGTTTGACGTTTCAAGGTGCGCACCCCCTTGTTACTTTGGATAATGTCCGGGCAATCGTCCCGGATGATTTCGTTTTTCAATATCCGGTTTGGAATATGATACCGGAATACAAAGCCGGGGCAAAGGTTCGCCACAACAACAAAGTTTGGATTGCCGCACGGGACAACCAAAACGAGGAACCGACCGAAAGCGATTTTAACGACGATTACAACGACGATTACGGCAACCCATATTGGCAACCGTACAATTTCATTTCCGATTATTTGGAGCGGTTGACCCGTAACGGTATTGCGCAAATGGTACAAACATTCACGCAAATAAAGGGATTGGATAAGGAAACAAAGAACCTATTGGAACGGCGCACGTTCTTTGACGGTGCGGGACGTATCCGGGCGACGTTGCCGAATAATCATAAATTAGTCGGGTTTGAAATTGTCCCGGTTCGTTCTATGGGCGTAACAATGAAAATCGAACAAATCGGGTTGCAAATGACGGGCGCAACCGGGGTTGTCCGTATGTATCTTTTCCATTCGTCCCAAATTGACCCGATAAAGACGTTTGATTTGAATTTTACGCAGACAAACGGCGGTTTTCAATGGTTCCCGTTGAAAGATTGTTATTTACCGTATATCAGTACCGGAAACAACGCCGGGGGGTCGTGGTTCCTTTGTTACAACCAAAACGATTTGCCCGCCGGGATGCAGGCAATTAACATGACAAAGGATTGGAGCCGGGAGCCGTGCGGGACGTGTACGGGTTACGTTGATTTGGAGCGTTGGCGGGAAATAACCAAGTATTTACAGGTATCCCCGTTTATGATGAACGCCCCGGAAACATTCGACGAATACCCGGAGTTGTGGGATATTGCGTTGACGATGTACACCAATACGCAGAATTACGGGTTGAATTGCGAAATAACCGTTGGTTGCGACCTAACGGATTTTATCATTAAGGAAAGGCAGATTTTCCAAACGGTTATCCAACGACAGGTCGCCGCAATCATGTTGCGCACGTTGGCAATGAACCCCGATGTTAAGGTAAACCGGAACCAAGTAAACGCAACCCGGTTGGAAATTCTTTACGAATTGGACGGCAACGTTGAGGGTCGCCCCGGCGGTTTGGGTTATGACCTTAAAAAAGCATACGAGGCGTTGCGGTTGGATACGCAGGGTATCGACCGTATTTGCCTTACTTGTAATAACCACGGTGTAAAATACCGGACAACGTAAGATTATGGCGGGGTTAAAGTCAATACAGGATTTACGCAACCGGGTTGCCACGTTCAACAACGGGTTATCGTCCGGCGCATACATTCAACAAATCATTTGGGACAATGACGCCTATATTGTTGATATGAATGCCGAGGAACAATTGTTTGAACAAGGTATTAACCGTTTGGGCGTGGATATTATGGATTACGCCCCGTATTCGCCGTTGACGATAGCCATAAAGGAGGAAAAGGGACAACCGACAAACCGGGTAACGTTACGGGATACCGGGGATTTTGAAGCGTCGTTTTTTTTGGAAGTCGGCGACAAACAGTTTGAAATAAAAGCGTCGGATTTCAAAACGGAGGACTTAATAAAAAAGTACGGGCGGCAAATATTGGGATTGACGGACGAAAATATTGCGGCGTTGATTTGGCAATATATATTCCCGGACTTAATGAAGAAAGCAAAAAACGTATTATATGGCAACGAATAAGAGAACAACCCCTATAATTCCCAACCCGGTTTTAATCGACCGGGTTTTGGGGAACATACAAACCGGGTTAATGGATAACGTCGATTGGTTGGACATCGCATTTGGGCGGGCGCAACGTATCGCCAAAGTGATACAGGGCAAACGCTATTATACCCCGAACGTATATGCGGGCGGGACGGAATGGAGAGGCGACAATGATTATATCGACGTTTCCCCGGATGCCAATATTGGCAATTTTTCGTTCTTTTGGATAGACGACCCGCAAACGGTCGGTTGGGTTCCCAAAGAGCAAAGCGAGATTAAAGCCCCGTTTTCCCTTATTGTTTGGTTCGATTTGCGCAAGGTTTACCCCGGTCAACTCAACAACCGGAATACCGAGGCATTGAAGAACGAAATATTGACCGTCCTAAATGGCGGTTTTTGGCTGAAAGACGGGACGATTGTAATAAACCGGATTTATGAGTTGGCGGAAAACGTGTACCGTGGGTTTACGTTGGACGAAATAGATAATCAATTTTTAATGCACCCGTTCGGCGGTTTTCGCTTTGAGGGTGTATTGTCAGTTAATCAACCTTGTAACATTTAACGATATGGTAACTTTCATTATTTGGGTTTTGGTCGTGGCAACCGTGGCGGCGTTCCTGTTGACCCTGTTAAAAAAGTGGGGCGTTATTGAGTACGTCCAAGTTCACGGCAACGACTTTTTTGTTAAGATGTTCAATTGCGGCTTTTGCTTATCATGGTGGGCGGGGGTCGTTTTGTCCGTCCTGTTTGCTATATGCACCGGGAACCCGGCATTGTTATTGGTTCCGTTTTGTTCAACAGTCATAACCCGCATACTCTTATGAAAACGACAAAGATAGGGGAACGGGCGGTTGTGTTGTACGACAGTATCGACGAATTGCCGATTTTGCGATTTCACGCATATAACAAAATGTTGCTTATCGACGCCGGGGTTGGGTCGGATTTGAACGATTGGGATGCGCATATTGAAAAGGCAATCCGGTTTATCCGAAAGGAAAAGCCGGATTTGGCGGAAAAGGAATTGGATAATTTGCGGCAAAACGTTTATTTCGTCCAATCCGCCATATCGCCAAAGTATTTGGCGTTTGCCTGTTTGGTTAAGTCAGTGGACGGAACCGAATACAACGATATGACGGCGGACGGTTTGCAAAAGGTATTGGATTTATTCGCCGATGCGCCGAACGCCGAGTTGACCGCCCAATTGGAAGCGGTCAAAAAAAAAATAGATGAAGAATTGCAATTGTATTTTCCTAAACTATTCGACGACGCCACGGTTAAAGAGTATTACGACCAATTGAAGCAACGCACGATGTTAATGTTGGATGCGATAATAAAGGGGGACGAAAGCGACAAACGAGAAGAAATAGACCATATTACGACGTTGTTGTTGACTTATACAAAACCCAAATCGTTTAGCGGGTCGGATAGCGTGGAAATACAATACGACAAGCAGTTTGAAAATATGTGTTTGATGTTGTCCCAACATTTGCACGTAAACCCAAAATCGTTTACCGTTTTGGAATATTACAACGCATTTGAATACATTAAGGAGCAAGCGAAAAAAGCAAGCAGAAAAAGCCAAAATAAGGCGATTTAAGGTGTTTTATTTTTCAGACGATAAATTATACATTTGAGAAAAGAAAATTGATTGTAGGGCAAATTGCCCGAAAATAACAAAAACAAATAGTCGGATATATGGCAGATAACAACAACCCAATTAAATATTCTGATTTGGTAAGCCCCGATAATTCGATTACTGATTTGATAAAGCAATTGGATGAACTTTCAGACGCATATACAAATGCGTTGAAAAATATTAGGGCGGAAGCAATTCAGTTGGCGGCGGTTCTGCAAAAGGTTTCCGGGGCAACCGAGGACGGCAGGAACACAACCAAGAAAGCCGCAGACGATGCGGAACGTTTGGCACGTGCGCAACGTGATTTGGCGTTTGCAGAAAGCGAGAACGCCAAAAAGTTAGCCGAGTTAAAATTGGCACAGCAGGAAGCGAACCAAATTAATAAACTGATTGTGAAAATAAATCAATCCGCCGAGGGTAGTTATAACCGTTTATCGGCGCAATATTCATTGAATAAGATTTATTTAAACAACATGACTAAAGCCGAACGGGAAAACACCGAGGAGGGGCGAAAATTGGTTGCACAAACCAAAGAAATATACGAAGAAATGAAACGTTTGCAGGAAGCAACCGGGAAATTTCAATTGAACGTCGGAAATTATACGGAGGCGTCCGACGCAATTATTGCGTATGGCGACAAATTAAAAGAAACGTTAGGTTTAAATAGCGCATTTGGCGAAAGTCTTTTGGCGTTAGGACGTGGCGGGGCTGAAAGTAAAGCCGTTTTTACAGCTATTGGCGACGGGGCAAAAGCATTGGGAAAAACTTTGTTGGGATTACTTTCAAACCCGGTTTTTTTGGCGATTGCCGGAATTGCGGCGGCGGGTGCGGCGTTTAAATGGTGGTACGATTATAACGCCGGGTTAGTTGAGGCAACGAGATTGACGCAACAATTTACCGGGAAAAGTGGCGATGATTTGAAAGCGTTTAGAAATGAGGTGCAAGCCGTCGCAGATTCGTTCGGCGCAGATTTCCGGGAAACATTGATTGCAACAAACGCATTATCAAAACAATTTGGTATTTCTGCAAATGAGGCATTGCAGTTGGTTAAGGATGGTTTTTTGTCCGGAGCCGATGCGAACGGGGAATTTTTAGACACGTTGAAAGAATACCCGGCATATTTCAAAGAGGCTGGAATATCAGCAGACCAATTTGTTGCGATTGTAGCCCAAACAAACAAAATGGGTATCTTTTCGGACAAAGGCGTTGACGCAATTAAGGAGGCAAATTTGCGTTTGCGTGAAATGACGACGGCGACGGCGGCGGCTTTGGACGGTATCGGTATTTCGTCGGAACAAGTTCAAAAAGATTTGCAGACCGGAACCAAAACAACGTTCGATGTTATACAAGACGTTTCCGCAAAATTGGCAGAATTGCCGGATAATGCGGCAACGGTCGGGGCTGCAATTGCAGATATATTCGGGGGTCCCGGAGAGGACGCCGGATTGCAGTATTTGCGCACGTTGAAAGATATTTCAACAAACATGGATGAAGTAAAAGGGAAAGCCGGAGTTTTGGCGCAATTGCAGGAGGAACAATTGCAAAGCCAAATTGAGTTGCAAAACGCATTATCCGGATTGTTTGACGCAACCGGAGGAAATTTTGAAACGTTGACAACGCAGGCAAAAGTTTTTGTTAACCAAGGATTGACGGCGATAATAAAAGGGGTTATTGATGTTGTCAATTACTTGATTGAGTTATACAATGAAAGTGTTTTGATACGTGCAATTTGGAATGGGATTGTTGCCGGATTCAAAACAACATTTGATACGTTGGGAAATTTGTTTGGATTCTTTATTGATATAGTCAAAGCAACCGGAACCGCATTAAAGGGGGCGTTTACGTTAGATTTTGACGAAGTAAAAAAAGGATTGGCAGATTATGCAGCAGCGTACGGAAATTTGGTTAAAGCCCAAGTTAAAGACATAACAGAAAATTTCCAAGAGGGTTTGGATGGTATGCAAAAGAAAATAAAACCGTTAACAATCCCGGTTTCTGTTGGAGATACCCCGACGCCACAAACAGACAATAAGCCCGTAACGACACAGAACCCAACCGTAACGCCAAGGGGTAAAAGCGATGCGGAAAAGGCAGCAGAACAACAAGCAAAGCAAATTGAAGCGGCATATAAAAAGAATTTGGAAGCAACCCGAAAATTGCAGGATGCACAATTGCAGTTGGAAACCGACGAATGGGCAAAGCGTCGCCAACAAACGCAATATCAGTATTCCCGCCAAATTGAGGATTTACAACACCAATTGCAGACCGAAAAGGATTTGAACGAAACCGGACGCCAAGCGATAAACGCCACAATTACGGCGTTGGAACAGCAACAAACCGAGGCATTATTGAAAATCGAACAAGACCGACAATTGCAGGAATTGGCGTTGCAGAAAGAAAGCATTGAATTACGTTTGCAAGCAGTCAAAGAGGGAAGCGAGCAGGAAAGACAATTGCGGATGCAGTTGTTGGAAAACGAAAGACAAACCGCATTATTACAGAACCAACAGAAACCGACCGGGCAACAGCAAGACGCCGGGGCGATTAATGCAAGTTTTGACGCAAAGGGAGCCGGAATTGCGGACGAATATTTGCAAGCGCAATTACAGATATTCGACCAACAACAAGCGTTGGCACAATCGGAGTTTGATTTGTTGAGAAATTCAGAAGCCCGGAAAACTCAATTCCGTTTGCAAGCAGAAAAGGAACGTTTGCAAAAGGTTTTAGAATTAAATCAGCAAGCCGCCAATAAATTGTCTGATGTTGAGGTACAAACAATTCAAAACACTATTAAAAAAATAGACCAAGAAATTGAGCAATCCAAAGGGGAGGAACGAGGAACAGACATTTACGGTTTGTTTGGGCTTAATTTGGACGACGACCAAAAAGAGGCAATTAATACGTCTATGCAATACGCATTGGATGCGTTAAATACATTCACGGCGGCACGTGTTGCCGCAGCAGATGCAGCCGTTGAGCAAGCGGATAAAGAGGTTTCCGCCGCACAATCGGCGTTGGATGCAGAATTGGAAGCAAGGGCAAACGGGTACGCCAATAATGTTGTACAAGCGCAAAAGGAGTTGGATTTGACAAAGAAAAACCAAGAAAAAGCGTTGAAAGAACAACAGAAAGCGCAAAAACAGCAGGCAGCAATACAAACATTGCAGCAAATCGGAAACATGGTAACAGCAACGGCGCTGATATGGTCGCAATTAGGTTTCCCGTTTGCAATACCTGCAATTGCCGTAATGTGGGCGAGTTTTGCAGCGTCTAAAATCAAGGCGGCGCAATTGGCAAAACAGACCGGAGGAAACGGAGGAACGGAAACATACGGCGACGGTACCGTTGAACTTTTGGAGGGCGGTTCGCACCAAAGCGGAAATGATATTGATTTAGGAACGAAACCGGACGGAACCCGCCGACGTGCCGAGGGAGGCGAATTTTTCGCCGTTATCAATAAACGTAATTCCCGCCGTTTCCGTCGTTTAATCCCGGACGTAATAAATAGTTTGAACCGGGGAACATTCCCCCAAAAGTACCTTAATGCCTACAATACCGACGGCATTAATGTAACGGTTCAACAAAATAACGCACCGGATTTGCGGGATTTAAAAGACGATGTAAGGGAGATTAAGGAACAAAACCGCCGCCGTCGTTACGTCGATGGCAACGGCAATGTTATTGAGGTTTACAAGAATTTGACACGTAAAATTAAAAATTGATATGAACCCGATTTATAGACATTCATTTGTAAATGCGTTTTTAGCGAACGGGTCGATAAGTCACATAACCGGGAACATAAACGGGAATAGTACAAATTTCTATTATACCCGTACTTTTGTCCCGGTTGGGAATGTGTACCCCCGCAAATTGTTTCAGAATTTCACCACGCAATCCGGGGGCGCATTTTACGATAGCAATAAAAAGATTATCGGCGGTTGGGGGAGCAACCCGTCCGCCACAAATACGGAATTTGACATACCAAGCAATGCCGCATATATCCGGTTTAATGTAATCAAAGCGCATTACGCCAACGGGACGGCATGGTTGAGATTGGGAACGTTGGACGCCCCGAACGTCTTACAAGGTCAAACCGTGCATCCGATTTATAAGGACGATTTGGCAAAGGAGTACGAATTAGAAACCAACCAACGGTTTTATCGTGCCAAATTATCCGGCAAAATTACCTTTGTCCGGGATGATTACGACTATATAAACCGTCAATCGTTCGACAATGAATTTTTGTATTGCATTGAAAAGAGCGACGACGGCGGGCGTACATGGTTCCAATACTTTCAAGGCAAGTTTATGAAAACCGATTGCACGTTTACCGATTACGATAAAAAGGTTGTTGTACAACCGGACGCAATCGACGATTATAACGACGTGTTGGCGGGATTGGAAAAGGAATACAATTTAATAACGTTAGCCCCGACAATCCAACGGATAACGATAAACAAGCGTCCATTAATTCAAATATACGTTCCGGGGGATAGTGTTGTTTCTTGTTTTTTGGGCGGTACGAATTGGGAACAAGACGCAAACGCCACGACCGACCAAAACGCACTAATACAAACCTATCATTTTGCACTATGTAATATTTTGAAAGAAATACAAATTACGTCGCACGGTTCCCCGGCGGTAATATCCGGGCTTTATACCGGGCGAATGGCGACGGGTGCAAGTGCAGACGTTTTCGAGGGAAAATTATACCCGGAATTAAACGTAAATTATTATATCTATATTACGCAACAAAGAATTGACGGTTTACCGTTTGGGGCTGTTGCGGTCGAGATACGCAAACAATCCGATGATACGGCAATGTTTCGTTATACAAAGGTTACAACGTCGCCTTTTGATACATTGGAGTTTGATTTAACCGCTGTTGAGGGTTCCGGCGCAACGGGTACAATGCACGCCGATATGAAAAGTTATAATATATACGCCCGGTATTTGTGCGACGTGGAGAAAATCGACGACCTTAATACATATCCATTGCCCGCCGATGATATAGTTGATAATAACCGTAATTATAGGCGTGCGATTGGTTACGCAATCGACGTGGCGTTTATTTCAAACAACTTTTCAGATACCCCGACCGAGTGGGGATTAGCGGACAACGGAAAGTATTTTGCGCCGCCTTATTCCATATACGGACAAACGTTTTATCCAATCGCCCGGTCAACGTGGCGTTATGCGTCGTTGTGGTTTGGGTTTTATTTGATGGATTGGATATTAGAGGAAAAAGCACGAAAAGCATATACTTTGCGGGATGCGTTCCCGGTTGCGTCTTGTATATCCGTTTTGCTCAATCAGATTGCACCGGGTATAACACACGCAGCCACGGCGGAATACAGTCAATTTTTATACAGCGGTAACAACCCAATATCCGGGTTGAATTTCCGTTTGCTTGTATCACAGAAAACCAATATTATAAACGGGGAATATCAGCAACCCGCACAAAAAGCCCCGACGACCTTACAACAATTTACCAATATGTTACGGGATTGTTTTAAATGTTATTGGTTCATTGAGGACGGCAAATTTAAAATCGAACATATCCAATATTTCCGCAATGGCGGTTCCTATTCCGGCGGGGCTATATTAAGCCACGATTTGACAAAGGAATTGAATTTGCGCAACGGGAAACCGTGGGCGTTCAACACGTCGGAATATTCGTTTGATAAGGTCGATTTGCCGGAACGTTACCAATTTGAATGGATGGACGACGTTACGGCGGCATTTGAAGGGTTGCCGATACAAGTAATAAGCAAGTATGTAACGCCCGGAAAGGTTGAGGAAATTAATATATCAAACTTTACGTCCGATATTGATATGATGTTGTTAAACCCCGGCAATATGAGTTCGGACGGGTTCGCCTTGTTTGCCGCCGTTCCGCCAACGTCCGGGTCGCAATGGATATTACCATTTACCCGCCAAACTATTAACGGGGTCGAATACTTTTTGCAAAACGGATATTTGGCGTTTATCAATCTGCAATCCCCGTATTGGTTATATGATTTACCCGCCCGTCGTGTATCAATAAACGGTTCCGAGGTTTACGCATACGGTATTGAGAGAAAGAAGAAACAAACGTTTAGTTTTCCGGCAAATGACGACCCAAACCCGATGCAACTAATAAAAACGTATATCGGTAACGGTCAAGTTGATAAATTAAGCGTAAATTTGTGTAGTCGAAACATTAAAGCAACGTTGAAATATGATACAGAATAACAATATAAGCGTATTGCCGTGGTACACGTCAATAGAGCAGCAGAACCACCGTAAAAGTTACGCATACGGGCAAATATACCCATTGTTCGCACCGGCTGATAGATTATTGCCGTTTCAGATAATAAGAAATACCCGTTCAAATTCTGTTACGTCTGTTATTCTATATGATAAAACCGGAAAACAAATTGCAAATATAACAACATACATGAGGGAAACCGGATTGCAAGTTGTCCGGTTTCAGTCGTTGGGATATGATGTAATATTATACCCGGCAATATTACCCATGCCGTTAAATCAGTTTGACGGAATTTATTATTTGCGGTTATCTGATGGCGTTCAAACGTGGTATTCTGAAATGTTTACGGTTGTGCAGGACGTTTCCGGTTATTTGAAAATTGATTGGTGGGACATTGAAAATTTAGTGTTTGACGCCGGACAAATAGTTTATAAAAATCCGACATTCAAAAACATGTTATATCTTTGTACCGAGTTAGGAAAACCGGATTATGAATTTGAAGAGGACGGCGAGGAAAGGGACGGTTATTTTTTCCCGGAAAAACAAATTTCGGTAAAGACGTTCAAATGTACTATATTGGCACCGGAATACTTATGCGATGTTATGCGTTTTATTCGTATGGCTGATTATATACACATAACGGATAAATACGGCAGGGAATACGATTGCGATACGTTTCTAATTACCCCAAAATGGCAGACGCAGGGAGATTTGGCGAGCGTGGAAATAGAATTTCAGACAGCAACCGTCGTTAAAAAAATAGGTCGTGGATATTTAGGGGCAAATATTGGCGATTTTAACAGCGATTACAATAATGATTTTAATAACGATTAAATTAATTAGTTATGGCGAATTATCAAGAATTAAAACAAGCGATTGCGGATGTTATAAAAACAAATGGCAATCAAGAAATTACCGGGGCAATACTTCAAAATGTATTAAAAAGTATTGTATCTGTAATTGGAGAAAATGCGACATTTGCAGGAATAGCCATACCCGGCACAAATCCCGGAACACCCGATGCAAATGTATTCTATTTGACTACAACAGATGGTATTTATGTAAACTTTGGCAATATACAAGTAAATCCAAATGAATTGGCTATAATATATACGGACAATAATATTTGGCGTGTTTATAGGCTAAATGTTCTTACAAATAAATCAATAAATGTTTATCCGGATTGGTTTGACTTTCAAAATTCAGTCGTAAAAGCAACAAATACTCTTTTCTTTGAAAAAGTTGGAGGGTTAAATATTGCCGGATTTGATAAAAGTTTAAGATTAGGATTTTTTTCTTTTATAAAAGGACATTCAGTTTTTGGGAATAGAATTGGTTTTGCATGGGAGAAAGACCAAGTTTGGCAAAGAGGTGATTTGTTGACTAATGTAAATTTCAATGCCCCATTTTTATATAAAATAGACGGCAAACAATACTATATAACAATAGATGTTTCGCAGGTTCCGGATAGTGAGACAATTTATATATCTGATGCCGGCACCGGAGAGATAAAATTGAAAATTAATGATAGATACACAAACTTTTCTGAATATTCAGACGTTTCCGGACTGAAAACCGATATTGATGCACTTAAAACAGACGTTTCCGGACTGAAAACCGATATTGATGCACTTAAAACAGACGTTTCCAGACTGAAAACCGATATATACGGTAATGGTGGATTGAACTTCTTAAAAAATCCGGATGACAATTATAGTGAAGCGGAAAGGAAAATTATTTCTGCAATTAAAAATATAGGTTTTTATGACGTACCGGAGGCAATAAAAAACGATGATATTTTTGTTAGAACTTTTGCCGCACAAACAGAAACAACGGGTGGTTCTTTTGGGCAGTTAGTATATTTCGCAAACAAAAGGATATACAATGAAACAAACAATTGGGACATAGCGTCAATATTAATTGCGCCTAGGGTCCCATGCGACTATCAAGAACATGAATTTGATGTTACGGTTTCGTCCGGAGAAATGGCAGGGTTAAGAATTAGGGTATTAATAGATTATTCGGTTTTTGCAGGAACAGAATTTTTATACGGCACAAGAATAAATAATAAAATTGTATTCAATCTATTGCGAACATGGGATGAACTGTTGAACGATAGATTGCATAAAATAGAAACGGATATATCAGAATTGCAAAAGGAAAATACATATATAATGCCGATGCAACAAAAAAATGTTGTTTTTGCGGGGTCGTCAAATGTGTGGGGCGATGGATTTTTGTTTTATTCGTATCTAAAAAAGCCAATTGATTGGTTGTATAAAAGTTCCGGAAAATATACAGCATATAATGACGTTGAAACGACAAATGGCGAAGTACAGACAAACGACGTTAAATTTATGGATGGAAAAGCTATAAAAATATCCGGAGTAGGTGCGGAAATTAAGTTTAAGCACAAAGGAAGTGAATTAAATATTTGCCAAGTGATAGAAAGAACGTCTGATTTTGCTTTAATAGGTTTATATGATGGAGATACAAAAGTTGCTGAATTTACAAACCACAACACAACAATAGGAAGCGATACAGAACAATTTTCCGGAGATGGGGCGAAAATAAAATTCAACCTAAAACGTTGCTTTACATATTCCCATGTTCTAAAGGTAAATGGAGTTTCCAAGAATATTATATTAAATACGCAAGGGTACGGCGGAACGTTCCCGGTTGGTGTTGATTGTCTTGTTATACGTTCGTTAGATGATAATGGAAACGTTATACATACATTGTATTTCAAGGAAGCACCAACAGCGGGGGCGGTAATTGATGTATCTTACAATTACGGGGAAACAATTTGTTTTGTTAAATCAACCGTTGGAGAAACAGAGAGTGGAGAAAATGAAAGTCCATACGGGGATGGAACAATTTCATACGACCCAACAAACCCGGCAAATATTAGTTCCGGTTTGGATTTTCGTTTGATTAATGAAAAATCATTTTATAAATTTTGGTTTGATTCAGATGTAGAAAGAGAAATAACCCTAAAAATAGAGGGTGGAAATAACCCGTATTTTGTATTTAATTTTGCGAGTTCCGTTTTCCATAATGTTATGAACGCAGGAATAGGAGGTTGGACAGCGGCAAATTTCAATAGTGGTTCATATATCAATAGGGCGTATTGGAATATTGCTGATTATTTCAGTCCCGATGTTGTAACAATAGGACTTACGGGAAATGATGATTGGGCAAATTATCCACGAAAGATAAAGCGTGTTTACAATGGAATAACATTAGATAAATTGAAACAATTCCCGATGTTCGAAGTAGGCGAAATTGAATATGTTGAAGAAAGTGATACATATAACGTAACAAAAAATATTGGAATAATAAAAGAGATAACAACACGCAGTCTTAAAGCCGATGAAATAATTGGTTCGGACGTTGCCAAAGGGGATTTTGTCCGAATTGGAACTTATACCGGAGATTTGCGCCAAGTACAGACCCGTAGAATTGAAACCGTTGATAATGTTCAAGGTCAAATAACATGGGCAGAACCATTGCATTTGAATGAGTTTATTTGTATAGAAACCATTAATGATTTGGTAGGGCAGGAAATTTCAATTCGTTCAATAGAACAATATATGCAACAAATGGAGTTACTAATAAGTAACATAAAAAAGATGGTTCCGAAATGCAAAATATGTCTATTCAATATTTATTATGTTGATATGTGGATCAGAGATACCGCAGAATATACATATATACAACAATGGATTGCAGAAAAATTCGATGGAACCGTATATTTCGTTGATGCGTGGAAATATGCAAGGGATTATTGCGAAAATTCGCTTCATTCAAGGGATTTTGACTTTGTAGCTGATGGAAACGATACAATAACGTTCGCTATTGACGGCGTAGGACATTGGGAAGGTATAGAAGTTTGGGTAAACAATAAAAATGTATATGGAAAAGATTGTTATCCAATAACCGGATGGTACACTACAATTGAGGATAAAACGGGAAGTGAATTAAATTGGGTTGGAACCAATAACTATTACCCACGAATTTATAAAAAAAGAAATTTTGCGATAAAATGGAAACAGAATATACCATTAGCCGGAACAGCTATAAAAGTAAAATTAGCAACCCGACAATGGTCCGCAGATTATGCGCACCCGAGAAATGGAGATTATATTGACAATTCATTGGGGCGTGCTTTAGTTTATGCAATTTCAAAAATTTAAGTTATGCAAGAACGTAACATTATCAACGGAACAACCACGGCGGTTGACAACCGCACGGAATTTATGTTGTGCGAGATTATAAAGCAATAACCAAAACGGGGGCGGTTTACCGCCGCCCCTTAACTCTTTATTTATGGACGATATGGATAAAATTTTTAGTTGGGAACAATGGCGTATGATATTCGCCACGACCGCAAGCCCGTTATTTGCATATCTGACCCCGACGGCGGGGTTTATGTATGCGTTAGTTATTATGTTTGCGTTCAACATTTGGGCGGGAATGAGGGCGGACGGCGTGGCGATAAGGAATTGCAAACGCTTTTCGTTCCATAAGTTTAAGAACGCATTGGCGGAATTGCTTTTGTACGTCGTTATTATACACGTCATTTATTCCGTTATGTTGCAATGTGGCGACGACGGGGCGGCAATGATTGTTATTAAGTCGCTTACATACGTGTTCATGTATGTATATTTGCAAAATGCGTTTCGCAACTTAATTAAGGCATACCCGAAGAAAATAGCCTTACGGATAATATACCATGTTATCCGGTTGGAATTTACACGGGCGTTGCCGTCTTATTGGCAACCAATAATCGAGCGTTTCCAAAAGGAAACCGATGACGATATTATTAACGATAAAGAAAAGGAGGTAAGAAAATGAAACCTATTGTTATTTTAGACAACGGACACGGCGAAGAAACCGCCGGGAAACGTTCCCCGGTTTGGGGCGACGGTTCCCAATTGTTTGAATGGGAGTTTAACCGTGACATTGTACGCCGTATTGCGGCGATGTTAAAAGCCGATGGCGTAAAGTTTGAAATTTTGGTACCGGAGGAAACCGACGTATCATTACCGGAGCGTTGCCGCCGTGCAAACGTTATCCATGCGGATTGCGGCAACAACGCCGTTTTGTTTAGCGTTCACGGGAACGCCGGAGGCGGCACCGGGTGGGAATGTTATACCAGCGTAGGACAAACGAAAGCGGATGCAATCGCAACCGTACTTTGTAATGAGGCGGAAAAAGAGTTTGCCCCGGATGGTTGGAAAATGCGCTTTGACCATACCGACGGCGACCCGGACAAAGAAAACCAATTTTACATTCTGAAACATACGGTTTGCCCGGCGGTATTATCTGAAAACTTTTTCATGGATACCGAAAAAGATTGCCGTTTTATGTTGTCAGACGCCGGGCGTGAACGTATTGCAAAAATTCATTATGAAGCGATAAAACGTATCTTATGAAAAAATATTTAATAATAGCGGCAATTGCTTTGGCGGTTTCCGCCGTTGTCACTATATGGGTGCAACGTTCCCGGATTAATACGTTGACCGGGGAAAGGGACAAATACAGAACCAACACGGAAACGTTATTGCAGGAAGTTTCCCGGTACCAAACGAAAGATAGTTTGAACGCCGCCAAAGTTGGGGTTTTGGAACTGAAATTGTCAGAGTTTGAAAAATACCGGGCGAGCGATGCGGAGTTGATAAAGACGTTGCAGACAAAGAACCGGGATTTGGAACGGGTTACAACAACCCAAATGGAAACAATCAACGAATTGCGGGCAACCGTCCGGGATAGTGTTGTATATTTGCCCGGCGATACGGTTACGACCATATTACGATGCGTCGATATTGTCGAACCGTGGTTTGAGTTGCACGGATGCGCCACGCCGGACGGACAATTTACCGGGACGCATATAAACCGGGATAGTCTGTTGATTGTCGAAACGGTACAATACAAACGGTTTTGGGGGTTCCTTTGGAAAACCAAAAAGATAAAGAACCGGGAAATTGATGTTGTAAGCAAGAACCCGGCAACAAAAATATTGGGCGTTGAGTTCGTAACCATAGAAAAGTAACTTTTATTGTTCATAATACCGGGAAACGGGGATTGTAACCAAGCGTTGCAACCCCGTTTTTGTTTTTGCCCGTTTTTAGCCCCGTATTTCGATTATTTTGTTTGAATGGATAATGTACCCACCCCGGCAAATAAAGTGGCTTAAAATGAAAATTCGCCAAAAATAACTTTACAGGGAGCCGAAAGAAACTTTTTTTATCCGCAAATCGAAAATAAAAAAAAAATTCTTTTGGTAGTTAAAATAAAATGCCTTATATTTGTGCCATGTTAATAAAACGACCGGGCGTTTTCCCGGTAACAAAAAGAGCGATACAATGAAGCCCGCAGATATTTACAACGGTTTGGAATATACAACAAGAGAGATTAACCGTACTTTCAAAATCAAAGTAAACGGATTGTTCAACGGCAAAAAGATTAACACGTTGGTTGGCGTTTCCGGTTTGATTAAGTTAGTAGGCGTTGAAATGGCGAACAAATTATTGCTCCGTGCTTTCCGTTGTGTCAAAGACGCCGAACATTGTAAGTTGCGCCGGGGTTTGAAAATATCCTTTTATTATTACTAATCCGACCGGGCGGGTTCCCGGAACCAAATAAATTTCAAATATGGAAACAAAGAAAAGAACACAGGCGACGGACATTGCCGAGATTGCAACCAAGTTAGACGGCAAAGTTAAATTTTCGTCAATCATTTACAGCCAACAAATGTTGTCGGAGAAATACCGGGAAACAGGGGTAAACGATATGTATTTTATCGGCAAAAAATTTGGGTTGTGGTTTTATACAAGCCGGGCGGCATTAGATAGCCTTTGTTATCTGCAAAACCCTAAATTCCCGACGTGGGTATTGTGCGAAAATTCATTGAGTTTGTACGAAATAAGATAATAACCCGCCGGGGGTTCGTCCCCCGGCACATTAACAAAGATTATGGCAAAGTATATTTTGAGCAAGAAAGCGAAAGGCAAAAAGTATCAGTACACCGTTACCGACGAAAAAGGCAACGTTATTTCAACAAGAACGTCCGCCCGTGATTATGTGGCGTGTACCGCCAACGGCGAATTTTATTTTGGGCGGTTGGACTTAATCGGCAAAGGCGACCACGGCAAAGGGTTGAGCCGCACGACGGAAATATTGGCAAATCCCGAACGGGCGTATAAAAAGCAAGTCGCATACTTTTTGCCGTCTTATCGGAAAGAATGGATTGCCGAGAACCCCGCCGACGAATGGATTGCCCGCAATGTTAATTGGGCAACCGAACGCCAAAAGGAATTAAACGCAATCGCATATTTACAGCCGGGGGAATAACCCCGGCTTTGCCTGTTATGGATATACGATTGACAGAGGAACAACGGGAAATATTGAGCGGTCGAATTTGCCCGTATTGCCACGTTCCGACCGAGTACAAAAATAGTATTGAGGTTTACGGCGTTGATTATGGAATGATTTATTATTGTCCCCAATGCGGGGCGTATGTGGGTGTTCATAAGGGAACCGACCGGGCAAAGGGTCGATTGGCAAACGCCGAGTTGCGCCGATGTAAGATTGAAGCGCACCGATATTTTGATGAATTGTACAAACGTGGACTAATGAGGCGACGGGAGGCGTACAAATGGTTATCCGACCAATTGGGATTACCCCCGGAATATACGCATATTGGAATGTTTAACCCCGAAACGTGCGCAAAGGTCGTGGACGTTTCAAAAAAGTATTTATTAACCATGCGATTTGCATTAAGACGACAGGATAAAATAAAAGCGCATTTTGCACCCAACGGGGACGAAATGTTGAACCGGATAAAAGAGAGTTTAACCCGGTTTTTTGCCGCCGACCGTTCGGAGTTCCCGGAGGGATACCGGGAAATTGAGGACTGTTTTAACCAATTGCCGGGGGAACCATACCCGACCATTGCAATAAACGACGTCGGTAACGACGACCGAATGATTGAATTTTATGTTACCGGAAAACAATACGACGTTTACCACGTCGCATTTAAGGGGTTTACAAAGGGTTAAGATATGGAAAGCGTAATTATTGAGGAAATGCGGGCGTTCTTACGATTGGATTTGCCCGACCGACAAAGACAATATTTTACCGATACAATCGCCGTCGCAAAACGTGTTGAGGTCGTAAAAGCGGCGGACGTATTCGACGAACGGGAAATTGAATTGATACGCCGGACGGTTCGCCCGGCAGTCAAAGAGTGTTATAAAAATGCGCATTTGCTGACGTTGTTATTTCCCGACCGGGTGCAATACGTTGAGGGCAAAACGAACGTATTTATACTAATCGACCACGCATTTAACCGGGTCGGGAACAAATATATTGACATTACGTTTGAGTTCGCATTGGGGGTAGACCCAACGCAATACGAATATGTGGCGTTTGGGGAATATCCGGCGGGCGTTATTGAGGAAATAACCGACCAAACGGGATATTATGGCAATATATACCGATTTTGTTATTGTGCGGCGCAAATGGCGTTGGAAAAGATGAACCCCCGGACGTAACAGATACGCCGGGGGTTCGGTACGCAGTAACCGAGAGCGATTTTTGGTAATGCGGTATTGCAAAGGTAGGTTAAAAATCGGATATTTCACGCACCCGGCAAAAATGATTTCGCAAAACAAAGATTATATTTTTGGTAATTAAAAAAAACTTTCTACCTTTGCAGAACAAAAGATTAACAGCCTACCCGGAGGGATACCGGGAAATGATATGAAAATAAAAGAAAGTGAGCAATTAAAGATGTTGGCGACCGAAAGCGGGAAAACAGCCAACCAAGTATCCGAAACAATCGTTACGGAGTTAATCAACAAACAGATTATCGAGAACATAAGCGACAATTGGGGGTTCCCGGTCGCCGATTGTTACGAACGGGATGTTACCGTTGTGGAAATGGTGGACGTTATCCGGGCAATTGGTATTTCCCCGGTTCGTTCCGTCCATTTGGACGCCCTGTTGGAATGTGTATTGATTGGCGACGATGATTGCCCGGAGTGTGGCGGGGAAATGGAAGTTACAGACGGCGAGTATAGACGTACCGGAGGCGACGGATATTTGACCCCGCCGGAATATAGCCCGATTTGGGAGGAAAAAACGTGCCGCAATTGCGGATACAAAGAGAGCAACGAACCAAGTTATTAACAAAAAAATTTAAGTTATGGCATTGAGATTAAGAGTAAACGAAGCAATCGCCCGTTCCGAGGCGAACGGGAAAAAGGTTTTGAAAAAAGACATTGCCGCCCGTCTTTTTGAGGGTGCAAGCGAGAGCGCACAACAGGTAAATATGACGAATTTATGTAACGGCACGACCAAACGGATTGTCCCGGAATGGGTCGCTATTCTTTGCGAAATGTTGGATTGTACGGCGGATTACCTGTTTGGCATGGAGGGCGGAAACAATGAAAAGTAAGTTTATCGAATGGTTGGAAGCCGCCGCCGAAACCATGTTTTCCGGGTTGTTTCAAGCGAAAGCCCTAATTGTTACGTTTGGCGCATTGGGGTTATGTTGTTTGATTGGCGCATTTTGGAACCCGTGGCAATTGTTATTTGCGGCAATGTGCGCCGCAATGGTATTATGTGGAATTTCAGAATATAAAAAGTACAAGTAATGAGAGCAAAGAGCGATAAACCGGGCGACCCGGTAAAAGAGGTTGCGGGAACCGTCGGCAATGTTGCGTCGGATATGTTCCCGGAGATTAACGAGGAACAACAAACAATTATTCCCCCGTTCGTTGATGTTCAACCGGAACAACCAACCGGAGTGTTTGAGATAATACCGGGCATGACGGTTGAGGAAATGACGGCAATGTTTTTCGACGAAAAAACATTGATTGAACCCCCGTATAAGGTTTGGCAGTTAAACAGCAAGGGACACCGATATTATTACCGATATGACGACGCCGGGAACCCGGAGTTTTTCCCGTCGGTTACAACTATATTGTCCCAAACATTACCCAAAGCCCCGCACCTTATAAATTGGATTGCGAACAAAGGCATTGAGGAAGCCGAGCGATACAAAGGCGAACGGGCAGCGTATGGAACGTTTATGCACGCCGCATTTGAGGAATTATTGATTAACCGGGCGTATGATTTGGACGGGCTAAAAGGCAAACTAAAAGAATACATTGAGGTTTACCGATTGCCGGATGACTTTATTTATTACGCTGACGATTTGAAAAAGGACGTATTGGCGTTTGCGCAATTCGTATTGGATTATGATGTACGACCGTTAGCCGTTGAAATTGCGTTGGTACACCCGTATTACAAGTACGCCGGAATGATTGATTGCCCGTGTACCATGCGGGCAAAGATTGGAAGCGACGACCGGATTAACGCAATTGTCGATTTCAAAAGCGGGCGCAAAGGCTTTTATGAGGAAAGCGAAATACAATTGGGGATGTACCGGGATATGTGGAATGTCAATTTTGAGCAATTCCCCGTTACCCGTATTTTCAATTTCAGCCCGAAAGATTGGCGCAAAAAACCGTCGTACAATCTGAAAGAGCAAACCGAAAGCCCCAATATACGCAAAATCCCCTATCTGTTGGAGATTGCCGCCATTGAGGACGAAAAGCGGGATAATACGTTTACGGCGGTTAATGGTATGGTTGTATTGGACGACGCCCCGGATTTGTCCCAAAATGTAATATCGTTGTCTTTGGCGGAATTGATTAAAACTAAAGCCCCCAAAGAGGCGACCCCGGACGAAACCACGGACGCCGCCGATACCGTCAAAGCGGATGCGGTTGCCCCGGAACAAACGCC